AGTGATTTCTCCATACAATCAAATGACCCATCAACCCAATCTTCTATAGTTGGTGGGTTTTCGTTTAATGTTACCCATACAAATCCACCAAACTTAACATCACAATGAAGAGGGTCTGGCATATCTTTAAATCCCACTTCCAGTTCTATTTTTCCACTTGGTCTTCTTTCAGAAGTGTTTGCCAATGCATGAATTTCTCCCTCATTATCTCTAACGACTAGTATGGGCACACCAGCAATTGTGGTTGTTCTAAATCTATATGGTTCTGATATTTCAGACTCATGACAAACAGGTATCCATACTTTACTGAAAATAGTTTTCATTTCTTTTTTGAAAATATTTTCATCAGAGTATATTCTACTATCTACATATTCACCTGACCTTATCTGGCCTGGTACTTGTTTCCATTTGACATGATTTCTAGCTGCCATCTCTTCCTTTTTTAGTTATATACACAAAACTCCTGCAACCCAACCAAAACATCCAGCAGCAACATCTCTCCATTCCCATTTGTGCGGTGGATTGTATTTGTCCCAATATTCTTTTACTAATGTTGCCAATAGTCCTAACATTACCAAAGGTGGCCATATATTATGACCAATGACAGTCAACGTAAATGCCCAGAAAAAATGTAACTGTTCGTCCATGTGACTGTATAATAATCTCTCTAAATCTTTCATAATCATCTTACCTCTGGTATGTCTATGTTCCAAAGTAATCCTTTTTTCTGCATCTGTTTTACTCGCATATGAAGATAGTCGTACACAATCATTGACTGATTGTTATCCTGAGTCCTCTTCATTCTGTAGATGTCTTTTACGATTCGTTTCATTTCCATCATACGTTTTTCGTGTATGGATTTCATAACAGACTCCCATCCCTTTTTATTGATACCATATTTCCGTCCTCTTCCATACGTTTTGCAAAAACCTTGGCATCTACCATTTTATCAAAGAATCTTCTACTTATAATATTAGGATCTGGCGGCACCCATTTTGCACTCTCTTTCATTTGTGCATGAGTATTTTTCCTGTCATCAGAATACTTATAAAATTCTACCCAGATATTCATTCCATCCTTTGATTGATGTAATCTAAATCACCTCTCGCTTCCTCTAACTGTTCTTTGATACCAGTTAGTGCTTCTTCCATTTTTTCTCTCTGAGTCTCAATAACATTTTCAAGTGCAGCTATCCTCTCAGTAACTTGTTGTTGCACTTGTGGTAACATTGGTTTAGGAATCTTTTCATACTTATTGTCATCCGCCATTGTCTTTCCTTTGTTTGATTTCAGCTCTCCGTTTAGAGAGATTATATAATGTGGCCGCAATCTCTTGCAGATCCTTTTCTTCCATATACTCCAAGTAGTTTACTACTCTTTCCTTCATTTCGTCTTTTGAGAGGTCCATTGGCATGATTTTCCTTTGTGTTTGTGTCTTTCAACAATCAGTTTTCTAGCATTTGGATTATCCTTATTCCACTTTTTAGACTTCTCAATGCATCTTACTCTATTATTCGCATACCACTCTTTTTGTTTTTTACTCTCTTCTCTCTGTTTCTTGACAGCCTCTTTGTTTTTATCGTACCAATCTCTTTTCTGTTTCTTCCTTTTTTCATCGTTTGTCATTCTTAACTCTGACATACTTGGAAGATATGTTATTCTTTGTGATTGATCTCCATAAATCTCTTCGTGTTTGGCAATTAAGTCAGAAAGATTTCTCATAGATTCTCCTATGTAACAAATCCCTCCCATCCCCATTTTGCGATAAAGTAGGCATCTACTAAATCGGTCACTGGATTTGATAGTTTCTTGGATTTTGGCTGAAGACTTTTCTGTAAGTCTGGTGGTGTAAGAAGTTCAGCAGTGAATGATTCGTACATCAGATCCTTATTGGCATTGCCCTTACCTGTGGCATATTTCTTAATGACTGTAGGGGGGATTGATGTAAAGGATTGATGTTGTTTGTAGAGTTTGTGTTTGAGAAGACCCATATTTTCTGCGACAGAACGTACATGAGATTTTCCTACTGTTGCGTAGGCATATCCTTCAATGAATGTCTCACATCCACTGATGATAGCAATTGCCCAGTCTGATAGGAAATCATGTCTTTCTTCCTCAGTATTCCACTCTGGATAAGGTTCAGGGTGAAGATTTAATATCCCATGCTCGGTGGTCCTTGATTGTTGTTTAGAACTTTCCAAATAATATAGATCACAACTATCAAAACCAAAAGGTCCAATATCATCGTCAGATTTCCACACACATATTGCAGGTGATGTTAAAGAATAATCAACTCCAGCTATCTTCCTCATTAAGCCTTTCCACAGGTTCCTCAATCAAGTTACTGCAGAAAGGACAACATTCTATAAGTTGTTTGGGTCTTGGTTCTTCAGTGAAGACTTTCAATTCATACTCCTTTTCACAGTAATCACATACTATCTCGTAAAGTATATAGTCTTCCTCTGTTTTGACTTGTATCAAAAACTCTCCTAGTTTAAATATTTCGGCACTTCCTCTTCAGACTCCTTTTCAAATTGTTCTATTTTCTTTTCGTCTGGAACTGTGCCAGGTAGGGACTTATCAAGATATGCCTGTGCAATCTTTTTCCATCCCTCTTTACTTATGGGACTTGGCTCTCCGATTACATCATAACAACCGGCGGGTAGCCATCTAACCTTCCACCCACCTTTTTTGTCCATCAGATTACCATTCTCATCAACGTAGTCAATGCCATCATCTGCATTTTTGTCCCAATACAAATGACAAACACCAAAATCAATTCCATCATTCGTTTTGAAATGTTGGAAGAAATTTGTATTACCCATTGCAGGATAATACTTAAATCCTGGCTGACTGTAAATTATATGCTTGAACTGTAACTCCAAAGTCTTTTTGATTTCATCAAGATCCTCTTTCTTCATTTTCAGTTCTGCACCTTTTGGCCATTCAAATTTATAATCAGTCATACAGAATCTTTAGGATTGAGTTGTTTCTGTTTTAACTTGAACTGTTCTATTTGTGAACATTCAGATCCAAATGCCATGGCTTCTGCCGTTAAATGTGGTGGTAATGGAGTTTTTCTATTACCAATCTCTTTTGCAAATTTGTCATACTCGTAAGACAATTTATAAGTTTCTACCACACAACTGGCAATGTTATACACCTGTTCTGGTGAAAATATCATTCTTATTTGCATGTCTTGTGCCATTCTATACCAAAACATGGCTTTCCAGAACCCTGTGTTAGATTCAGTCCAACCTTTAGGTTCTGGAAGTTCTATTTTTTCAACTAATACCTCTAAAGAACTATTGTCACTTTTTTCTAAATCTTCTACTACCAAGTCAGTTTTGTTTACGCATCCCATCATTACGAAACCTAACATAATGACAACTAACTTTTTCATCTCTTCTTTTCTATATGACCTCACAACCTCCCGCCACACAGGCTAATTCCTGACTTGAGACAGTATAATCTTGTGATTCATATTTTGACAGTTCTGCCCAATCCACATTCTTGGGCATTTGTTCTAAAGCCTCGTTGTACTCTTCCTCTGTACAATCTTGATATGGAGCTTGTCTATACACATGCTCACTAAAAGGTAGAAACGATATACCACTAATTGAATCAAAGTTTTCATATACCCATGCTGCAACATCAACCCACTCATCTTCTTTTACAGAAATTGTAACAGATGGTTTATGTTCACACCAACTTTCTTGATATGTCTTCCACAACTCTAATTGTTCTAGTGCACTCATATCCATACGAAATACTGCATCCTTTGGACTCTTCATTGGAAATGAGAAAACTGTTGTGTGATCTGGTTTGGTAACATCAGGCTCGTTTGGAAACCCCATCTCTTGCATCAGTTTACAGAGAGGGTCTTTATTGTCGGCCCTTACTGTTCTGATATAAAAAGGATTATGACGGGCATGAATACCAGAAGCGGAATCAACCAACTGACTAACAGTACCAGAGGGCTTGACACAGGTAATGGCGGCTGCATGAGGAATTCCCAATCTATCCGCCCATTCCTTATTCGTTTCATAAGCCACATCTCTAAGTTCTTCAAGTAATTCTTTAAGACCATTTTTTGAACCATTTGTCAGAGGGTTATCCATTATTCCTGTGAGCGATACTCCCAATAGTCGTTCTTCATCACAGTTTCTTTTCCACTCTCTTGAGAGGTACTTGAACTCTGTGAGAGTAGATTGGAAGGTGCCAAGGATAGTTGCATGTTTAACTTTTGCTTTGAGAGATTCGCGAGTGTCCCTTCTTCTGACAACGACTTCAGAAAGGTTGCAGAACTCACGGGACCGAAGAATGATCTCGCTGCACGGATTTGTGCCAAAGTCCTCTCTGGCATCTCGTCTTCGTATATAATCTCCACTTCCATCTCTGTATCGTTCATTTAGCCTTTCTACTGCTCTTTTGGCAGACAAACCATTGTAAATACCTCTTTCACCTGACTTGGAATCGTAGAGAGATAACCACTCTCGCATGAAAGTTCCAACGTCTGGTTTTTCTTTATAATTAACTGAGTTGTTTGCGAGGGCTCTTTGTACGTCTTGTTCCCACCACTGACCAGATTTGGCGAATCGCATTTCTCTATCATTAAGATCACTAAGACTAATAAGAGCACTACGCCGTACACCGCCAACCACAACGATTTCTGCAGTTTTGCAAACAATGTCATGACACTCTATTGGTTTAAGTTTTCTACCTGTTGCACCCTTAAAAGTATTTATTGTAAAACTAAACAAATCTACCAAAGGTTCTGGACCAGATGCCCTACCACCAAATGTTTTGAGTGGTGCACCTGCAGGTCTAACTTTAGACACATCCCATTTTGGAATATGTCCACCATATAACAGAGATACTAACTCCTTGAATGCTTTGGCCCATCCTAACTTTGAGTCTGCAACAATTATTGTGGTATCTGTCTCATATAATTCTTCTGGGACCACTGGCATTTGAGCTGTGTATTCTTCTTCTACAGAAAATCCAACTCCTGTTCCGTTCATCAAAACATATAGGATCTCATCAAATGACCTTGGACTATCAACTTTTACATAAGAACAATTGTATCCTGCTGTGTTTTCTTTTTTTAGTGCAGGACCTGCAGTCATAAGACATCTCATTGATGGCATGACTTTTAGTTCTTTTACAGCATTCTCAAGTTCTGTACGTTCACCATTTTCTAATTTGTATTCGTGTTTCTCTTCCAACCACTCACTAAAAAAGTTAAAATATCTCTCAACTGTCTCATCCCATGTTTCTCTTCTTCCGTTATCATAGTCCCATCTGGCATATCTTGATAGATGGATGTATTCTTGGTAAGTGGTAGGTAAACGCATCCTAGTTCTCCTTCTTTGATAATTTCGTCTTTAATTCGTTCATCTCTCTTTTTGAGAGATTATATTTTCCTTGTAAAACCTCATCATTAAATTCTTCATCAGTATATCCTGCCCATTCTTCAATGAGATCACCCACCACACAATCTCTTATAAACTCCATTTCAGATGCTGAAAATGTAACTGAATCCCTTACATAATCTTCAAATGCTTCACAACATATTGGAAACTTTGGTTTGACCAGTTCATACATTGCATCCGAATAATCTCGTATCTCTCTTTGGGCATGACTGTCTGATCTCAATCGTACAAAATGGAAAAAATTATGTAGATCCACCTTCCAAATACATTCAGTGTAATTCG